CGTCCTTTTTGTAGTCACGAACAATCTCTCCAATGTTGGAGCTGATCGTCTTCCTGCTGGAACCTTTTTTAAGCGGCATACCGGCCTCCTTGTTGGGGTTGACTGACTTTGGCTTGCTGCAACTGCAGTTTTTGCAGGTTGATCTGGTTGGTCTGCTGCGCTTTTTGCTCGTCCAGTGCCAAGCGCTTTTGGTCGATGCCAATGCGCGCCTGGTCGGCCTGTGCACGCTGGGCAATCTCCTTTTCCTTGATCTGCACCAAGGGGTCAGGGCCTTCGCCACCAGCAAAGTTATCTTGCATGGTGCGCACTTCCTTCATGCCCATGGCAATGTTGATGGCGACCATGCCTTCCCTTTGAATAGCAGAGACCATGCGGTCTGGATCGGTTCCATACAGCTTGAAGAGCTCAACTTCCATGTCCTCTTCCGCGCGCAAGCGCACGTGCTCGAGTATGTGCTTTTGCAACTCGGTAGCAGCCAGCGGGTTGGCCTGCAACGTGGGTGACATGCCCATCATCAGGTGGGACGCAATGTGCGCGTCATGCTGTTGGCCGGCAAAGGCCTTGAGCTTCATGCCGTTCAGTACGTCACTGTTCTCGGACGCCGGGTCACGGGGCATGTTGGTGTTTTGCGGCAGCAACACACCGTCAATGTCACGGATATTCAAGGCTGCATACATGCGGTAATACGCCTCGTACATGTTGTGCATGTTCGGGGCGCTTTGGGCCAACTGCAACTGCATCTGGGCCAACTGAATGCGCTGGGCAGAGCTGAAGATGTTGGGGTCAGCCACCGGCTGCACCGACACCATCGTGTCAAAGTCTGCTTTCTTGATCTTGCGGCTGGCCCCTGGCACGTCATAGGGGTACTCGTCGGGCATGTACTGGCCAAAGCCCTCGAACAGCAGCCGGAACTCCAACGTCTGCGCATAGTGCAGGCGTTTGTGGATGCTAGACATGACCATCGAGCCGCGTTCCAAGAGCGCCAGGGTCGTTCCGACCTGTGCGTACTGGTTACCGTCGCCAACTTGCATGTCGGCGGTGCTGGACAGGCGTTTGCCGGCGTCCACAAGGAACCCCATGAGCGCAAACAGCACTTGGCTGGGCTCTTTGTACGGCAGAGGCAACAAAGACGCTGAAAGTTCAGCGCCACCAGCGTCAATGTCTCGCCATTCACCCGGCTGGATGGGGTCTGAGTCGTCCGCGATCCGCGCTCCTTTGGCCTTGAAGCCTGCAGGCAGGTTGGCGAGCGTGCCAGCGTCAATTAACTGACGCAAAGCGCTCGTAGCGGCCTTTCCAAGGCCTCCGATGAGGTGCACAAAGCCCAAGCCGTAAGCACCGGGGCCCTCGACAAGCACGTAATGCACAAAATAATTGCGGCGGGTGCATTTTTCGTCGTTTTCTTTCCAATTCCGACGAATTCCGACCACTTTTAAGCTGTCTTCAGCAAGGGTAACTACGTATGGACGCTTGATTCCGGTCGTTTCACCGTCTTCGTCCGTGTCTTCAAAGCCTTGGAGGTCCAAATCTACCAATTGCTCGAGCAAAAACACCTCTCCGATGTCATCTGTGGGCTGAATGCCTGTAATTTTGTCGACGGCCTCTTGGATTTGGCTTGCATCGGCAGGGGAGGAATAGGTGTCCAAGAAAATATCAAGGTACTCACCGGCCAAAGCACGCTTGCGGTACTCGTTTGAGTCCATTGCGATGCGGTGCGTGAGCCGTGGGCATTGGGACACGACGCTTGAGCCGTTGTACGGGATGTAAACATCGTCTGCCAAGCACAACTTTGACACCATGCGGCCCAATTGGTAGTCGTAGTAGACCTTCTTGAAGGTCGAGCCACCGTAGCCAGTGTAAAAAAGCTGCTGGTCAAACTCAGGCGTGTACTCTTCCATCACCGTGGTGATCTGATAGTTCATGAAGTCTTGCACACGGCCAGCCTGCTGGAACTTTTCCACAGTCTCTTTGCCCATGATCTGCGAGCGAACAGGGCCACCGGCGGGCATCAGCTCTTTGAAGGCCTGTGCCTGGAACTGAACAATGGCCTCGGTCAGCATTGGATGGGTCGCGCCCGACGCGCCACGGAAGGGCTTGGTGCGCTCTTCCATGCGAAAGCCTAACAGATCGAGGCCCTTGGCGTACATCGACTCCCAATCGGAGCGTGAGCCTTTGTCCGCCTCGAACATGGCCGACACATCCAAGCCGATCTTGGCCAAGACGTCCGGCTCAATGACCTCGGCAAGGTTGGCGTAGAAGTCCACTTCTTCAGCGTCCTGCTCGCCCATCTCCACAGTCGCACCGCCGTCATCTTCAATGATGATTTCGATGTCGGACGAAGGCTCTGGTATGCCACCACCTATCACCACCTCAAGGGTGGGCATCCGGTTCATTGCTTTTTCGATTGCCATGTGTTTTCCTTAGGGCATTTTGGAATTGGGGTTCAGGCCGTCTTTGTATTTTTTAAGCAGTGGCGTAAGCAGCTCGTCTTTTTCGTCTACTCGGGTAGGCTGCAAATATCTTTCAAAGAAATCCAAAACTGCCTTGTCGTACTTAAATGCTGGAACATTGCCCGTGGCACGGCCATTTCCTTTGATCTGTGTTACCACAGGAGTGAACTCATCCATCATCACAACTTCTACAGTAGTCACCGGTCTATTTCTGTTGTCACGTAGAGTATAGACCTGATACTTGCCTGAGTTAAATGCGGCCATTTTTTCCGGTGAATAACCTACTCCTCCCCTTTCAAAGCCTCCAACAGAGTGACCCACGTATGCACCCTCAGGTACGGTGGCTTTGCGATCCTCAATGCGTTTCCAAGCAAAGCCTTCCATTGGCCCTTCTTTAAACTGCAAAAGTGGGGCGCTTACTCCCTCTGAAAACACCGAGTTCGCAACAGGCTTGCCCGCCTCAATACGTTTAATAATGGTGTCAAACTCAAACTTTTTCTCGCCTATTTTTAATGCGCCCTGCACCGCATCTTCAAAACGGATGCTGGCGGCTTCTCTGGGGGAAAGGCTGTTCAGGTAGGTATTGATTGCAGGGGCATTAAATACGGGCTGTAAGGGGGCTCCAAACCCGTAATTTAAATCATAAACAGGTTCTCCTTTGTCAATGGCCATCTTTACATTTTCAGAAAGCAAGCCCTCCCCTGTCTCTGTCTCGCCCTTAACAGGAGCCTTTTGGCCGCCGCCAAAGATTTGATCGATTAAGCCGGTCTTTTTAGGCTCCGCCACCTTGTTAGCGTTTGTTGCCGCTTCATAGGCCTTAAACAAAAGACCTGCAGTGTCTGTGCCGTCGCTAATAATTCTGTCTGGCTCCACCCGTGACTTGGCCACCGTTCCTACCTTTGTGTTGATTAACTCAGGACGCACGCCTTGCGCAAGCAGTTTGTCCTGTTCCCTGGTTTCCGCCGCAAGGCCTTGCAGCTTTCCTTCCTCCGACAGTGAATAAGCACTCTTTGGATTGGCGGCAGCGGGGTCAATAGTGATAAAGTTGCCCCTAAGGCCCGTGGCTTGGTCATAGCGTCGCGTGAAGTCTTCTACGGCCTCCGGGAACTTGGGGAAGAATCTTCCCTCAGGAGCGCCCGGTCCCACAAAGCCCTCGGGCTTGGCCCCCTCTTTGTACCGTGTCTTGCCCTGTGCCAAGGAAAACATAAGATGCTCAGGAAAGCCCCGTTCTATGTCCGAAGACAAAGCTGGTCCCTTAAGCCGGCCTGTTTTAATGCCTTCCATAACCGGGTCATCTGGCGTACCAAACTGCCGTTCAAAATAGTTTCTGGCTTTTTTGTTCCAAAAATCGCTAAGGATTAGTGCCTGTCCTTCGCCTTGGCCCGCCGTTACAATACTGGCGTCTGTAAGACCATTATTTATAAATCTGTCAATGTTACCGACATTGTCTTTCGGGCCCACAGGGCCGGTGAGTATGGTGCTGCCGGTCGGGCGGACAGCGTATGACGCGCCTGGCACCGACAACTGACGGTTGTACTGCTGGAAGTCCTTGGCCACTTCAGTGGCAGCCTTGCCGGTCTTTTCTGCCGCCTTGACCCCTGCGCGCGTGACGCCAGCAGGATTGACCAGGTTGGACAACAGGTCGCCAGCGGTGTAGAAGCCCTTGGCGGCTGGGTCGGTAGGTGGTGCCTGGCGGATGCCACGCTCAGTCATAAAGTTTTTGATGTAGTCGCTTGTGCCTACCTGCCCTGCAGGCGCTTGCCCTGTCAAGCCCTGACGGACCAGCATCGCTATGTCCATGGGCGCGCCTGCCAAGTTGTACGGCATCTCCGTCATGCCCTTGGCCATGTTGATGTAGGCGTCCCCTGACTGGAGCTGACGGCTGATCTCGCCTTGCTTGCGGCCTTTGCCAGACTTTGGTGTCACGAACGCTGGACGGCTTGCGGCGTCAATCTCTTCTTGCGATAGCTCGCCTTCGACAGGGCTGCCTTCGGCGCGGTCCACGGTCATCGGCATGGCACGGCGACGGGCCAGTTCAGCGTCCTCGCCTTTGTTCAGTTCACTAGGCGTCAATGCCGCCCCCGCCACAGAACCCACACGCCCCAATGCTGTCAAGAAGTCAGAGGGGTTGATGTCATTGTTTTTAAGCCACTTGCCAATGTCAGCAACCGCGCTGGACTTTTTTGCTTCACCGCCATCCTTGAAGCGGTTCTTGGTCAGGCGGTTCTTGGTCAGTGTTGGGCCTTCCAAGGTCGGCGCGCCAAAGGTGTCAGCAGACAAGCCCTTGGCCTTGTTCTGCGCTGCACGGATTTTGAGCTGATACACACGGGCCAGTTCTTCCATCTGCGCACGGGCAGAGTCCGGATTCCTTGCGGTGGGAGTCACATCCTTCATGGCCCCCAGGTCACCTCTGCCCAAACCTTCAAAAGGCATTTGCATGCTCTTGTCAGCAGTTGCGCCCCCGCCAGGTGCGGTTCTCACGCGTTTGATAGACTGTCGCGTGGGCGACACCTTGCCCAAGTTGCCCAGGTCCGCCAGCATCTTCTGCGCCGTTCCAACAGGGTCGGTGTTGATGACGTCATCTGGCACTTCGTCCGACAAGGTCTCGGTGTTTTGCGCCAGCAAGGCGTTCAC